GATACCCTGGAGTTCGGCCCGCCCAATGTCGTCATCAGACCACTTGGAATGAGCAGACCATCCAGTGACGGGTAGGATTGAATCCTTGCCTGCCAGCGAAATCATGCCCTTGGCCCCGGAGGTGTCGTCTTGCTCGGCAAAAGACCCCTCCACGCGGACTTGCAGGGACTGGATATAGTCCGCGTACCCGCCGGAGTTGTCTACTTCGAATCCGGCGTTCATGAACGCAAGCTCGGGGAACTTTTGTTCATAAATCGTCGGATCAACGGCGGTCAACATGCGCCCCAGGATAATACCGGGCTTGGAGTCGGTGAATCCTCGGGCATTTGCGGAGTCACAGAAGGCCTCGATGGATTTGAGATTGAAAAGCTGCGAAAGTTTCATCGGTGCCTCCTCCTTATCGGTAGTGAATCAGCCACACGTCAGTGGCGATTTCAGCGACGAACTGCGCGTTGATGGCGACGTTTTGGTTCACTGGCGGTGTCGAAGTGTCAGGGTCTGGGTCGTCAGACACCTTGCCGTTAGGGTCCATGTACAGGCCGTCGCCATTTTTCGGCACGGCTGTGATCATGTTGGCATCGACGGTGATCAGCCCGGACCGCAGAACCGCCATCCTGGGTTGGTCTTTATCGTCCACGTCCACGGCCCCGGTTTTGCTGCGAATACCGATACCCACGACGGTGTCAGTGATTGCTGTCACGGGGACCAGCTTTCCACTTGCCCACTTGACGAACACGCCCGGGACGCCGCCATTGTTCGGATGGTCGGTGATGACGTTCGCAGTCCCGTAAACTTCACCGGGACCAACAGGCGGAATTGCTTTAGTCAGATTGTCGAATCCCATGATTAAAACTCCTTGTCTTGGAGGGCGGCGAACTTGCCCTGGTTTGCTCGGCTGCCAAAGTCGGCAAACCGGGACCGCTCTGTGACCCGCAGCATCTTAAACGCTACGGGCAACTCGGCATCCTCGAACCTGACCCCGGCGTGCTGTGTGGCCAGGGCATCCCGCATGATCTGGTTGCCAGTCTTGTCAGCGAATTTGTAATCATCGGGCAGGAACGACTTCGCACGGTCGATGATGGCCAGGGTCGAGGAAACACCATCTTTGACGGCTTTGGCGAGCTTGGCACGGGCCTTGGCTTCCTCTTCCTCTTTTTTGGCTTCCTCTTCCTCTTTTTTGACCTCTTCTTCCTCGGTGGCGTTGTCAGTGCCTGCCTCGGGTGCTGGGTCTTCTGCGGGTGCCAGGGCCTTTTTCAACTCCGCGACTTCTGCGGCCATGGCCTCCACCACTTTGATCAACTCGTCCAGGGTCATGGTGTTATCTCCGTTGTTGGGTGAACGATCTAAAAACCGGCAGCCGTGACCGCAGCGACCGGCATCAACGACCGCTAGATGATGCGGTCGAATATCCACTTGGCGAAAATCGTACTTGTCATCTTCAATGAGCCGGGCTTCATAACCCAGCGACAATTCCCGCTTGTCCGTGAGTGTGGCCAGAAAGTCCGACTGCACCTCTAGGGTATTCTTGATTGCGAGGTGCGACGCTTCGCCTTCGTCAAAATCAATAACGGCGGCAGATGTGACCTTGCCTACCGACTGGGGGACGGGCTGGCCGATATCCACATGGTCGTTGGTTAGGGGAATTCCTGCCATCAACGGTGCCACGGTTGCGATTTGTGCAGGTGAGCGATAGACCTTGAAGATTTTATTGGCTGGTTCCAGACCGAGCTCATGCCCGAAATAATCCAGGACGCCATCACGCACAGAAACAGCGGTTTTATCAGCCTTGGAGAGCGTCACACGGTCGAAAAATTGGCCCTTGTACGTCGGCATTTCATCCTCCTGTGTCCGTTTATACAATAATCGTTTTGGAAGATCAAGTAGTGGGAATTAATAAATCTTGGTCGCATCGGCAGTTGAAGTCCACACCTGGTGTCATGTACTCGCCATCTAGCGATGAATAGCACCCCTCGGCGATTTTGAAGGTCTTTCCGTCCCGGTCTGCGTGTGAGGGCCTGACTGAATCGTCGGCGGAAGTTGACCATATGGCTTCTTCGATGCCGAGCCGCTGCGCCCGGATTCTGTTTGACAGACCGTTGAAGGTCTCGATTTGGTTGCGGGCAAGGAATGTCGCATGTTTGCCCTGATTACGGGCAAATGACAAGGCGCGTTGTTGGATATAGTCCAGGTCCCGGCCTTCTGCCATCATGTGCAACGTTGACAAGGTCATCTTCTGCAGTGTCTCGCTCCGCAATTGTTGAATCCACAGGGTGGTTTCGTCCATCAGGGCCTGGATTTGGACCGTGGAGCCATCCCGCATCAGGTTAGCCGTATCGATGCCCAGTGCAGGGGACAGGGCGGTGTACAGGGCCTGCCGGTTGTACCCGTCGGCCTTGGTGAGGATGCCAGCTACCACGTCTCTGATGCGGTCGTCGGACAACTGCCCCATGATTTGGCGAGTTACCCGGTTGGCGTTTTTTTGCGCCTCCCTTGCCCAGTTCGAGTCAGTGAACGCATCGGACATGTCCGTGGCGAACTTTTCGACCTCGTAATTCGGCAGGGTCAAGACGCCGTTAATGAACCGCTGGGACGCCTGCTGCACGATAAACCGGGCAAACTCGGCCAGTTCCCGTTCATATTTGCGCGGGCTTTTTGGCGCACGAATCCTGCGGGGACTATTCCTGCCCATGATCCATCTCCGGTGCAGGTGGCAGGGCGAAGACGTGCGCATATTCGGTCATCAGGTCGCTTTCTTCCGGCTTGATGATGCCCTTTTCGACCAAATACGCCCCGTAGTCCTCCCCCATATCGAAGAGGTGCTTGGCGTTGGTCAAGATGGCCTGTTCCCGGGCTATCTGCTGCTCGGCCGTTCCCTCCTTGGCGGCGGCCCATTTGACGGGCGGTAGTCCCAGGATGGCGAGCAACTCGTTGATTGGGCCGAGCAGGTAGCCTTGCAGCTCCTGGAATGTGTCATTGAGACTGTTTCTTTCCTGGTCCCCGGCGGAATTCAACCCTTCCACCGATTGGCCGACCAGCATGGGGACGGGGATGCCGCAGACCATAGCGAGGCGTTGCAGCGTGATTCGTGACACCTCGGCCAAATCAGTCAGCGACTGGGTGACTGCGACGACATCGTCTTCCGCATCCATGACCCCGTCACCGAAAATTGAGCGGTTGTTGGCCAACTCGGTCATGTATTGGATCAATTCCCGGTCCTGTTTCGCTGCGAGAGCCTCCTTGAACCCCTTGATTTTGTGAAAAAAGGTGGAATTCTTGTCAATAATCGTGCCAGACGCCCGCTCCACAACTTGATCATTGACGACTTGGTCATGGATTAGCTCCAGCTCGCTGATGCCGCCGTAGGAGTAATGTGGCGCGTCAATTGTCGTTGGTTTGACGTAGGTAAAATCAATAATCCGGGAATGATGAAAGGATATTCCGTTGATCTGGTAGAGTTGCGGCTTCATGTACCGCTCGGACATTAAGTCTGTGTCTGGCATCTGCCCGAACACCTCGTCACCCGAAAAGGCCACCAATCGCACCCGGTCCAAGTCCACTGCCCCGGTGCGGGGCTTGTGCGGTTCCCCGGTGTTATCTGCAATCAGGATTACCCCACGACCAAAACAGAGCATTGACCGGGCGGCGTCCATGACCACGGATTCGATTCGCTTGGTGTAGATCGCTTCTGCCTCGGGTGTTTCGAATTGGAGCGTGTCTTTCAATGCCCCCGCCACCTTGATTCTGACGATTTTCGAGCAAACCCCGGTTTTCGACATCTCCCGCAGGGTCGCCATCGGAACCCTGGTGGCATAAATGACGTTGGCCCTGGTGGCTGCCCGGTTGTTTGCGAGGTGATTCAGGACATTGATTAGACCGTCCTTGATGTTTGCGATCATAAAAGCCCCCTGTAGTCCCACGTTTTCCCCAATTCATTATACGCCCTCGAGCAGGCGTCCACAATGTCGTCATGGCGGCCATATGGAAAGACCCGGAATTCATTCAACAACGCATCGTTCCACGGGGCCTTGACCATGCGCACGTTCCCCACGTTGACCTGGGCGGCGAACGGTTCTGCCCGGGTGGCCTTGTCGCCTGTTTCCCTTGAAAATACGAAATTGACGCCCTGTAGCCGCTTGGCGAGGTAATCCCGCTGTGCCACCCCTGCCTGTCCGGGGTCCTGGGGTATCGACTGCTTGCACCCGTCGAGTTGGGC